AGGAGGCAATGTTTTAAAGAATTTTCTAAACTCATCTATATAAGCGTGAACATCAGACTCTTCTTTCGTAACAATAATCTTAATAAGTTCTTTCATCTTCTTTCGGACAACTACAGGAGTTGAAGATTTTACAACTTCTAAACCCATAATCTTTAAATGAGGCTCCTTATACTGAACACCTTCATTGTTATAAACATTCAACACATACCTTTTCTTGGCAGTCCAGATTCCTTTATCCGCTAATGCCTCTCTCTTCATTTGCATCTTCTGAGCATAAGCGTGAACATATTCAGCTAACTCCTGATAACTTCTATCAATGAATGGTTGAATTTTATCTTCACAAACCCGATCCATAAAAGAGATTATCTTATTAACATCCCCATCACTCTTATAAAATGTATCAACCAACTTCTCAAGTTTCAAGTAGATACTATCTGTATCAGAAGCTATAATATAATCATCAGAAGTTTTGAGAAGATTATTCATATAACCATTGACCTTATTCTCAATCCATCTGATACTCAACTGTCCTGATAACGTAACAGCACTTGCCAACCGAAGATCATAAAACCTAAAATATGACGAACCCATAGCACCGTAAGCTGAGTTAAAGACCCACCTTTTTAGCCATCTGAAGATTATTATATCTTGCAATCTTCTTAGAAACTTCAACTTTATAGTTCAATAATTCTTCATTTGATAAACTCTCTAATTCTTTCAAAGCATTCTCCTTTAGTATCTTTAATCTTACACTAATCCTCTTTTCATAATCTCATTTAACACATTCTCATATTCCTGTTCAGCTTCAAGCATAAGCTTCTTATACTTTTTACGATCCAAATACATCCCATGAAGCATCTCTGGAAGAAATCCTTGCTTATCGGTTCTAAAAAATTGCCCATTAGGAGTCACCGTAACATTCTTTAGTCCAGAGAGATCGGTAGACTTGGTAAGAAGTTTTTCAACATCAACACCAACTTTCAGTATATCCCTCATACAACTTGTATATTCATGTGGCTCTATAAGCGTTTCTGGACTTATATTGTACTGTTGAATTAGATGTGGATATAGAGAGTTAAGGTCAAAACTGGCAATATAATTATGCTTACCAACTTGAGGAACTTTAACATAAGCACCCTCGAAAGCAGCATCTTTTTCATGAATATCTTTAGGAGGAACAATAATATGTTTTTCTAAAAGGTAGTTGTATATATTAGCATCCCACATTCTTGTTTGAGTAAAAACATCTTCATACATACTTTTTGTGTCATAAGCAAGGGTCAAAGCCAACTCAATTAACTTCAATTTATCTTCAAGACGAAGAATTAATGTTGAGTCTTTAACGTTATACTCGATAAACTTTTGATGATTTCTTTTATATAATTGATGAAGATTATCGTATTCCTCATAAGAGATTTTACTATCTCCCAACTCTGCACTAACAATAGTATTCAACTGATAATTCTCTTGTGATTTACCATTCTTTGCAAAATTCTTATAAAGCTCAAGATAATCAAGATGAGCTACACCAACAAGATCATACGACGTTTGCTCTTTTCCTGTAAGACGTTGGAATGTCTTCTTCTCTTTCACCATATCCCATGGAGATAATTTATTTGCAATCTTAACACCCAATAGAGATGTTATTCTATTATAAAGATAAGGAATGTCAAAAAATCTACAATTATGAACAACATAACCATTAGACACAAACAAATTATCTGTAGTCTCAATATCCATCATATCTACAGATTCACCACATTTTTTAACTGATGTTATCTTAACAAAATAAGAATCACCGTCTAAACGATATTTGATATTATTAGATGATGTATTTTTTCTTTTTATACAAGCATTATGAAATTTACTCCATCTCTTCATTTTCAATAACATAAAGTCTGATGGTTGTAAATCTTTTATAGATAACCCATTTCCAGATACACTAGATAATATTCCATTCCATAATAGGAGATGATGAACAGTCATTATATCATTATTATAATTACAGAATGATATACAACCTGAAGAAATGTAACCATCACCATCCAACATTCCGCTCATAAAATAAATAAACTGTTCGTAAGACAATCTTGATAAGAGTTCAATGTCTAACTTTTTCTTGCACATGTCATCATATATCAATTCACAACACTCACCCAATTCACGAATATTGAAAGATATATTATAACAACCTTTCCAAGGCCCATAAATAGACGATGTATCATATCTACTACATATATCAGACAACATATCATAATCTGACTGATATATCCTAAAACTTTTTATTTCATTTTTATAAACTCTCGCACTACCATCAGTGTAAACTAAACCAGCTAAATATAACTGACTATTTGTATAGCGTTCATTTTTGATGTTCTTGTTTTCATGAATTGGGAGTTCTATATAATTATCGTATATATCATCATCCATTATAGACTCAACCGTTAAAATTCTATTGATTATATTGGTTTTTCTATTACATGATAGATCACTATACTTACCTTTCAATAATGAACGAACTGGTATCTTATGATCCCCTGAAGCCAATAACGCAGGGGTTTTATTGGTAAGGGGTGTAAAAATCTCATACAATCCCTTCTTGCTTACAGGTGAAATTTTAAGAACATCTCGACCCCATAGATTATCCCCAACACTTAACTCACTGATCTTTGTTATTTTAGATTCCCCCCACACAAATTGGTTACACGGAATACAGTTCCATCCTGTTAAAATATCTGGATAATTATCCATCCAGAATTGAATAAACCTTTCACAAAGATCAATTTCATCTCTACACTTATGATAATGTTCCTCCCCAATAACATCATAAGACCCAACCCCAAAGACATTTATAGCACCCCCCATATCAGCAATAGTGATAGCTGTTATTGGTTCAATAGCCTTTTTAGGGTCAGGAAAACCGTTCTCAGAACCAGTTTCAATATCCATAGATGAGATTTTTATATAATCTTTATCCCAATCAACAATCCCATGAAAATTTTCTGCCAACCATGCGTAAGCGTAATTTGTGTTCCCATAGATATTAAAATTCTTAACACCATTATATTGACGAACAAAATCAGAGGCATCTTTGATATTTGGAAATGTTATAGGTTCGAGATTATGACCTTCAAGAGTTTTCCATATCGATTCAGTCTTCGATGGAATGTATAAAGTTGGCTGATAACTAATCTTCAAATTAACACGCCGTCCATCCTTAATACCCCGATAGAGAATATTATTACCATACTTCACCACATTTGTATAAAAATCAGGAACCATTTATTCTCCTATAACTTTTTGGTATTCAACCTCCAACCCTTTAACAGGATCATTGATACACAAGATGTTATCCAGTTTAAATTCAATACCACTTGTATATTGAGCAGTATATTCTAGGAAAGGTATAAATACAACAATCTTTCCTGCTTCAGAGTCTTGTACTACTAATTGTTGAGGGGTTTTAATCTTAATTGAAAGGTAACCTTCAAATACCTCTCCAACTAATGTTAGAGAGGATTTGAAGGTTACAACTTTTATCGACATAGCTCTTTAGGAGCTAGAGCATTGGCATTGAATGTGCCAACGGTTACCCAACACATGGGTATTAATTCTTTCTTGAACGACCGAATATCATAGACAGGATCAGGAACCCACCCTATAACCTCGACAACATTATCAAACTCTCTGTAGGAAAGAGAGTACTTCTCCGCTGGATAAAGATCATAATACTTCGCAATCTTTTTAGCCAATTCTTGTGTTCCCATTATATTCCTCTATAAATTATTAAAATTGGGCTTATTTTAACCCCGTTGAACCACAACCACCACCACGATCATACCCCATATCCTTTAGAACCGCAATACTATCAACCAACTCATAAATAACAGGTAAAACCCTCTCAATCTTCACTTGAGCGATCCTGTCAAACTTTTTAAACGACTCAACCTTATCACCAAGATTATGCCATACAACAAAAATCTCTCTCCCTCGATAGTCTGAATCAATAGTCCCAATAGTATTCTTAAAGATTAAACCAGTCTTTGCAGAAATACCAGAACGGGGGCGGATTTGCATCTCATACCCTTGTGGAATAGAAACATAAAGACCTGTTCCTATAATCGCTCGCTCATTCGGTTGAATAGTTGTATCCTCTTTACACCTAATATCAACACAAGCCGCCTCTGGTGTTGCAGAAATCATGTCCTGATATGCAAGACCTTCTTCATCAAAATCAGAATAATACGCCACCTTCACAAAACCTTCCATAATAACCCTCTCATCATTTATTTTTAATTATAACATGTTGTCATAAAAAAGTCAACATGCCCTACTTCTTACCGATATTATACTTGGGAACTAAAAGCCAATTATCTTTTTCTGTGAATGAAATAATCTTTAACTGATTTATAGGAGCCAATTCATCCTGTCTAAACTCTCTATCTAAACACTTTGAAAGAAGCCCCCAATCTCGCAATAAATCTGTAATTGTATTTCTCCTTTGAATATCATTCTCTGTGATATTAGCCGGTTTACCATCAAGTATAAACAATTCTTTGAAATGAACTATAGCATACCTACCTTGCTTATGTAAAATATGACAAGATTGATACAACGTATTCTCACTTCTCGAAGATACCCCAATCCTAGTCAACGTTTCTTTAATTTTCAGAAAATCGTCAGGACTGTCTATTTTAATCTCAACCCCAACACCTTTAAAAATATCAACCACAACACACCCCCATTAACACATTAAGTTTAATTATATATCATTATAATGATACAGTTAAACTTATTTAGTGATATGATAATTTACTTAACACCCCCAACATTTAGTTTATTTTTTATTATTTTTAAGTCTTCTTTTGAGAGAAGTCTTAATGCTTCATGTGTTTTTGTATTCGATAATGAAAAGTATTTCTTAACATTAGCAAAGTCATCATCCTTTGTTTT